TATGTGGATTTTTTTATATTAAAAATTCACCCCCCTCCCTTGAAAAATCGACGAAAAAACGACAAAGCATGTGTAAAAAAATTTTCAAATAATTTCATCAAAACTATTGCAAATAGTTTACAACATGTTATAATAAAGTATATTCAAATTTAAAGGAGATTTTACACATGACTATTACAAACTTAACAAAATTACAAGACTTATTTTTTAAAATTGAAAAAGACCTAATCAAAAAATTAGAAAGTTTTAATGTTTTAGGAAGTTACAAAAATATTTTAAAAGAAGTTGTTTCATTAGATTATAACATTTTTGAAATGTTATATGATAATGATACAGAAAATTATCAAGAATACATGATTGATGAAAGTGTAGAATATTTTCAATCACAAGTTTCAGATTCTTATTACCAATTACAAAAACATTTCAAATAGGGTTATTCCCTATTGATTTTAGGAGGAAAAACAATGAAAGCAAAAAAAATTCCAAATAATATTTGACGGTGATTCAATTTATACAGAAACAAATAACAGCGAAGAATTTAGAAACGAACTAATAGAATTATTAAACGAAAATGAAATACTATCTTTTGAAACATTAAATTATATTGATACTGATACATTGATGATTATTACACAAATAGAAATGACTTGCCAAATTAAAGTTGAATTAAAATAAGGAGGTTTATAAATGAGATTCTTATTAGGTTTTATTACATCAACAATTTTTATCGCTACTGTTTTTATTGCATGTTGGTTATATTTTGACTTCCCTATTTCAACCAACGACGAAAAACAACACGATCCAAAAACCCAACAAATTCAACAAGAAGAAATTAGAAAAGAAAACAAACAAGAACAACCACAAGAACAACAAGCACCGGCAACGATTCCGTCGCACGAAAAATCTCAAAATGAAGTTGACGAAAGCCAAGAACGTAAATCAGAAATACAAGCGCTACAAGAAAATGACAAAGCGCAGGATTGGAAAGAAAAGTATGATGAGATAAACGAAGGCACAGACGAAAACCCTTATGTAATGATTGACGGTAAACCCGTTGACCCTAAACATGTAATAGGAAAGGAAGGTTCAAATGAGTTACAATAAAATAATAGAAGAATTAATCGAAGAAAACGAAGAACTTAAACAACAAATAGATAATTTTTATTATCAACAATCAAAACAAAAAGAAACTGATTTTTATATTAAAGCACTTAAAAACCAACTTTTTAAATCTTACTTAATTCAACAACAACAAGAAAACTTAATAGCAGAACTTAAAGAAGCACTTTCATCTTACAATAATTTTGTTGATGTGATGTTTCACGACTGACTACACTTTGTGTAGTCTTTTTTTATTCACTATGATATAATTTACTTACATACTTACATATGGAGGTGAAAACCAATGGCAGAAGATGTTAAAGATGAATCTGTAAACGAAGAATCTTCAAACAGTGAATCAGAAACAAAAGACGAAAAACTTGAAAGTGCTGGCGAACTCGTAACATCACCTAGTGATGAAACTTCATCTAATGATGACAAGTTTGTTCAGTTAGAACAGCGTATCACATCATTAGAACAGCGTTTGAACGGTCAAGAACAACAACAGCAACAGCAAGAACAACAACCACCATCACAACAAGATAATTCATCAAACGAACAATCAGATGATGATAATAGTGGTGAAGATGATGGTATGGAAAGTAACGATGAAATTAAAAAAATATTAGGACTTTAGGAGGATTACCAATGGCAGTATATGATAAAAAATCTATGCGTGGTATGACACAAGCAAGCTATGAAGATACACGCTTAAATAAACGTCGTGAACTAAATGAAACAATGAGTATTGACGAAAACAAAACAGAGGACGCTTACGGACAACAAGTCCATTCATTAAGTAAACAATCATTTACAGATGAAAGTGAACAATAAGGAGGAAATATAAATGGCAGTAGCAGATATTATAGCAGATACATCGAAGTCAGCACTACAAGATTTTAATCATGATTATGGTAAATCATGGAATTTTGGGGAGAATTGGTCGAACGTAGACACAATGTTTGAAACTTTTGTAAACAAATATTTATTCCCTAAAATCAATGAAACATTATTAATCGATATTGCTTTAGGTAACCGTTTCAATTGGTTAGCTGAAGAACAACAATTTATCGGGCAATATTCCGAAGAATACGTGATTATGGATACAGTACCGGTAGCAATGAATTTAGGTAAAAACGAAGAATTAATGTTAAAACGTAATTATCCACGTATGGCTACACGTTTATATGGTAGTGGAATTGTTAAAAAACAAAAATTCACATTAAATAACAATGACGCACGTTTTAACTTCCAAACACTAGGCGACGCTACAAACTATGCCCTAGCTGTATTAAAGAAAAAGATTTCAGATATTAACGTTCAAGAAGAAAAAGAAATTCGTGCTATGGTTGTTGACTATGCACTCAATCAATTATCAGATTCAAATATCCGTTATGCGACTTCACAAGAAGATTTAGCGAGTAAAGTATTTGAAGCAATTCTGAACATGCAAAACAATTCAGACAAATACAACGAAGCTAACACAGCTTCAGGTGGTGCGATTGGGCGTTATACAACGGTTTCAAAATTATCGGATATTGCGATTTTAACAACGGATAGTATGAAGTCATATTTATTAGACACTAAAATTGCGAACACGTTCCAAGCGTCAGGGATTGATTTTACAGACCATGTAATATCTTTTGATGATTTAGGTGGTGTATATAAAACAACATCTGAAATTACGTTATCAGAACAAAATACAATTACTTATTTGCGTGGTTTTGGTGATTATCAATCACAAGTTGGGGACGTTGTGCCTGAAGGTTCAGTATTTACGTTTGACGTATCAGAACTAACTGAATTTGTTGATAATGTTGTCGAAGTAAAACCACAAGATGATTTATTTGCATTTATTTTTGATATTAATGCGTTGAAATATAAACGTAATACTGAGGGTATGTTAAAACCTCCATTTTATAATGGTGAATTTGATGAGGTTACACACTGGATACATTATTATAGCTTTAAAGCAGTTTCCCCATTCTTTAATAAGATTTTAGTTACTTCTGAACCTACTGAAGCAGAAGCATAAGGAGGTTAAAACATCATGAAACCTATTAATCATGGTGTTGGGGTTGAAGTTGAATTAAATCAAGAAATAAGTCTGCGTGTAATGGAACATCGGAACCGTTTTCGCAGTCTTATTTTTAATCGTTATGTTGAATTTTTACCTTTACTAATCAATTATACGAACAAAAATACAGTTGGTATCAATTTTTTACAGCTTGAAACAGGGTTAAGACAGGGTTATCAAGTTGTGATTGGTAAAGCACGTAATGAAGAAATAATGATACTCGGTTACATTCACAATCATTATTATAAAAATTCAGAGGATTATATTAATCATTTCAACTTTAGCACTGAATACCGTTTAACAGAAAAAGATATTATCTATACCATTCCTGAATACTTACGCCCTGATTATGCGTTAGAAATACAACATTATGATAACGCTAGAAGTGGTGATTTTATTGTAATGAGAAACAAACCCGTCAATTTAAGTAATGATTATGAAATTATAGAACATTATTGTGATGAATTAGCTGAAGTTGTATTATCAAGATTTTCATTGATTATGCAATCTAAATTTTCAAAAGTGTTTAAATCTGATATTAATGATGAAACGGTAAACCAATTCATTACACAATTATTTAACGGTGCGCCTTTTATAAAAACAGATGGTTATTTTGATGCTGAAGAAGATATTATAGAATTAGAAAGTGATTATGTTGTTAATGCGTTATCGGAAATGAAAAGAGAATATCAAAATAAAATCAGTGAGTTGTCTAACTTCTTAGGGATTAACTCCCTAGCCGTAGATAAAGAAAGTGGTGTGAGTAACACAGAGGCAAATTCAAATCGTTCATTTACAACATCAAATAGTAATATCTATTTAAGAGGACGAGATCCTTTACAACTTTTAAATCAACGATTTGGATTAGATATACAGCCTTATTATGATGATGAGGCAACGTCACAAATTGATTTACAAAACATTGCTACAAATAATTACGGAGGTGGTTCAAGTGAGTAAACACACAACTACCTTAATGGAAATTATTCAAAGTGAACTACAAAATAATGGGTTCAATGAATTTGTGAATAATGGTAAATTAACGTTTAATAACGAAGATTACGCTTTTATTCAAAAAGTATTACGTTTTGATGATGATGTTAAAAAAATCGTGGATAATACGTTTTTCAAAGGTTTTAAGTTTAATGATGAACGTATAGACCGTTATTTTAAGGAAGGATTTACAACACGTTTTCTTGATAGAGAAATTGGTCGCCAAACTGTTGAGGCGTTTGCGAGTTTGGTATTGTATGAAACGATTATACGTGAAGATTATATATTCACTGTTTTTGGTAGTGAGTTATATAAATATTTAGAAAATCACGTTGATTTTAATGTTGATGAAATTGAAAATCAAATATCAGAAGAAAATACAGATGAAGTATCTAATGAAACATCAAACAATAATACATCTTCAAATGGTAAAAGTGTTTCAGATGATAGGGAAGCAACTTCATCACTACCTCAATCAGAAATGAATATAAATGTTGATAATGATGTATTAACCTTTGCAGATGACAACACAATCTCCAAAAATAAAACAACAAATGAAGATGAAACAGATATCAACAGTGAAAGAGATACAACAGGTAATACAAAAACCAACGGAACACAAGACACTACAGGCAATCAAAAATCATTACAAAAAACGTATTTAATGGAAAATTTAGAAAAACTATATACAACGCGTGAACGTATATTTAATGATTACGATAAAAAATGTTTCTTACACATATGGTAAAGGAGATTTAAAAAATGGCAGAACATTTTAATGAAAGATTTAATTATGATTATAGACGTGGTTTAAACAAAACACCGTTTTATTCAGATGAAGCAGACTATAACACCAACGCACCAAGTTATTATGATTACTTAGCTAAATATAATGGGTTTATTTCTAACCTTGTAGATTTTGTAAATGGTTTAGCAGATGATATTGATGATATTAAAAACAAATATGAAGCATTTCAACTATCTAATGAAGAAGTTACTTATACAGTTGGTAGTGACGGTGATTTTGAAAGTTTAAATGATTGTTTTGATAAGATTAATAATTTGATTGTGCAACCCGTAAAAATAACGGTTATTTTATTACAAGATTACATTATGAGAGAACAGTTATTTTTAGAGAATAAACGTTATAACCATGTTATTATTACAAGTGATAAAGATATTGTAAAAGCAGACTCAACACGTTTAAACAGACAAATCTTAATTGATTCAAACCCAATATTTAATACTAAACCATTGTTTTATGGTAAAAATTCACATTTCCCAACGATTGATTTTAAACTTGAAAATATTGATACGAATGATGTGATTAATGTTGGTTTCTTAATGGATAATTCAGATTTAACTTTCACTAGAAAAGGTGGTTCAACTTACTTTAATTTTATTGGTGTTTGTGGTGTAAATGGTTCAAACATTACAGGTCATTATTGCGATTTCTCACATAACGGTAACAGAGAAATGTTAAGTGAAACCAATCCAGATAATGATTATTATGGTGACGGTGTAAGAATATTTAACTCAACTTTTTCAGGTAACTATTCGTCTACGGATTATTGTGGGAATATTGGTTATCACTTTTCTCATAGTGGTAGGGGTTATATAGACCATTCAACATCAAAACACACAGGACATCATGGTATTATGGCAACTACCGGCTCGACATGTTCAGCTCGTGAATGTGTGATTACAGATGTAATTGATGATTGTGTTGTGTCCTATGCTTCAAGTAAGATTGATTTAAGATATAGTGATACATCAAGAGCAAAAATCAATTTTGGTTGTATTGCTACACGTACATCAGAAATATTGTTTGACGGTGGTACATCAAACGAATGTGGACGTTCTGGAATAATGGCTAATAGAGGTTGTACAATTGACGCAACAAATGCAACGGCAAATAATAACAATGAAAACGGTATTCACGCTTCTAATAACTCACAAATTGATTTTAGTGGTGGTACAACAAATAATAACGGAAAAGACGGTATGCACTCGGCACATGGTTCAGTGATACAAGCAAGAAATTCAGAATCTAAAGATAATACACGTAATGGTGTTTTAGCTTTTATTTCAACGGTTTATTGTCAAAATATTACCGTTACCGGAAACGGAAATAGAGGTTTAGAATCAACACGTGGTGGTTTTATTTCTGCTCATGATTCTCAAATTTCAAATAGTGGTGACAATGCACTATTAGCATTTGGCGCACGTATCAACGTCAATAATTCCACGATTTCAAATAGTGGACGTCATGGTATGGAAGCTACAAGAGGTGGAACGATTGTTGCAGATAATGTAAGTATTAAAGATTCAAATGAAAGTGGTATTATGGCGTACTCAAGTAAAGTCACTGCTTCAAATAGTGATATTAGTGGTAGTGGTGATGATACAGTATTTAGTACACGTGGTGGTGAGGTTGTTATTTTTGCACCAACCCTAACATCAAATAGAGGTACTTATGATTTTTCTGTATATAATGCCGGGCGTATATTTACCAATCAAAATAACTATTCTTCAAACGTTGAAGATAATACATTAACAAGTAAAGGTATACTAATTAGAGGATAAGGTGGAATAAAACATGGTAAAAATCGTAGATAATTTTAGTTACAATCAAAACTATTATCCCGAAACAAACAAACGTAAGTACATTACAATTCACGAAACAGCAAATACAGGTGTCGGTGCTGATGCAGATGCACACGCCAATTTTATTAATAATGGTGCAAGTGAAACATGGCACTATACGGTAGATGATGAAAAAGCTGTTTGTCATTACTATCACACAACAAGCTGTTGGGCTTGTGGCACATATAAAGGTAATACACAAAGTATTAGTATTGAAATGTGTATCAACAGTGACGGGGATTATTTAAAAACATTGCATAACACAATTGAACTTGTGCAAAAAATTATGAAAGAAGAAAATATTCCTGCAAGTCGTGTTGTTCAGCATCATTATTGGAGTGGGAAACATTGTCCTACCCTATTGCGTGAGGGTAACAGTGGTATGAATTGGGAACAATTTATCGCAGGTGTGAAAGGTCAAAAAGTATCAAGTAAAAAACCATCTAAAAAGAAAGTGCCTAAAGGTTGGGACGGTGTTAATGAACATGGTACAATTTACAAGAAAGAGAAAGCAACTTTCATTGTAGGAAGTGAACCTATTCAAACACGTATTGGTTCACCGTTTAGAACAGTGAAAAGTGGTGGTTTTGTACAACCGAAACAAAAAATAAAATATGATTGGGTTTGCTTACAAGATGGTCATGTTTGGGTACAATTAGAAAACAACAAAGGGCAACAAGAATTTGTACCTGTTAGAACGTGGAATAGTAAAACAGGTAAAGTCGGTAAGGCTTGGGGTGAGTTTAAATGATGAATTTATTGGAATTAATTCAAATTGGTTTTACGTTTATAATCAAATGGTAAAGGTGGAATAAAAATGAGTGGAAGAATCGTAAGAACAATAACAAAAGCAAAAGACGTAACAAAATTAGCAGACCATGTAACAAGTGATAACGATATTATTTCAGATATCGACGGAAATATTTACTTAAAACAAGGTTCAAAAAATTATGTTCAATTAGCATTAAGTGAAGATAATAACAATTTACAAAGTGAAATAACTTCATTGAAATCTGAAAATACAAAACTTAAAAATCGTGTAACAGATTTAGAAACATCAAACACAGATTTAACGTCACGTATTGAAGCATTGGAAAATCCCGATACAACAACAGAATAAAAAATGCTATAATAGGTACATACAAACGTATGTATCTATTTTTTTAAATAAGG